TGGCTGTAGTCATTTATAAAGTGTTTAAAAAATACCTGGAATGATTTGTCCAGTAGTTATGTATGCTCCAAGAGCAGCGACGAAACCAAGCATGGCTAACTGTCCGTTAGTTTTTTCAGCTTGTTCCATAAGAAAGTTCTCTTCGTTTGTGTTCATGATTTCGATAGGTGGTTCTTTTGCGAAAATGTTTTGTTTACCGTATTCGGTTATAACTGTCATTGAATTGAAAGATAGGTGAATGGCGATGATGAACTGTCAGGTCGCCATGTCATAACTACTTCTTCTTTGTACCTTTCTTAGGTGGTCTACCTTTCTTACTTCCGTAAGTACCAGGTCCGTATGGTGCCATAATTAGAATTGAATGTTTGAACGTTCGATTTTATTCATAACCTTTTGTCTATATGCAGGATCATCGTCATACCTAGAGTCCTCCATATCTCTTACCATCTCAGCTTGACTTTGATATACATCTTGAGTTTGCTTAGGTGGTTTGCCTGTAAGCATCTGTCCATCTTTACCTGTTGAATCTTGATATCTATAAGCAAGAGCTTGTACAGCAAAGTAACAAGCAAGAGGATTACCTTGATCCATCACCTTGTCATACATATCTACTTCTTGTTTCTGTAGATTCTGATTAGCCCACTGAAGCATGTTGTTATAGTTTTGTTCACCACCAACAACACCCTTCAGTTGAGTTACCTCTTGCTCTGATAAATCTCTAGGTGCATTCTCTTGTACTTTCTGTCTGTACTGAAGAGCAAGCTTGGCTACATCTTCAGACTTCATACCATTGATTTTATCTATAGTATCTTGACTGACGTTGTTAGCAGTTGCCTGATCCCATAGAGTATCAAGTATGTTTTCTTCTACTTCTTTCTTTGGTTCCTCAGTAGATTCTTCCTTTGGTTCCTCAGTAGGTTCCTCATTTGTAACTTCAGTTGTTGAATCAGGCTCAGATTTTTCGCCCAATTTTTTCTGGAGTTCTATATAAGCATTTTCTAAATCTTCAGCATTCTTGTATTTACCAGCCAATAACTGTTCTTGCTCTGCCTCCATTTCATTGCCTATTCTTAAGGCATCCATTTCGGGAGCATTCAGTTCACCCGCAGGAGTTTCAGCGGGTTCCATTGTCAATGTTTCACTCATTAGATTCTGTAGGTGGTTGTATCTGTTTTGTTATTTCAGGATTCTTTGATGGATCCATGATTGGAGTCTTAAGCATGTTTGGAGCCATCTTCATTTGCTCCATCTCCTGTTCTTGTTGAGCTGCTTGTTGTTGCTCAGCTTGTATCTCTTCCATTGACCTAACTAGATTCAATACGTCTATACCATTTGAAGCTGCTAATCGTTTAATAACTTCCTCTGGATTTATGTATTGCTGTACAGCCTCTGGACCCATGGTTTGAGAAATGATTGTTAGGAACTGTCCTAAGCTTTCTCTATCTTGTCCACGTCCTAAAGCATTAACACCTGCAACAATAGTAGGTTTAACAATGTTCTTAGGTAGACGTGGTATCTGTCCAGACTTTTGGAATTGACTTAGTTTTCTATTTAGATATGGCACTAAGAACTCAACAGTTAAAAGACTAAATAGTCCTCCAAGTTGTTGCTCGAGTTCCATTTGGGTAAGACGGACTTCTTCTGCAGTAGTCCTCTCACTATTTCTAACCTGCATAACAAGCATGGCTTCGTTTAGTCTTCTTTCAAGTTGACCTACCATCTCGTAAGCAGTCTTGAAGTCAGCAGTCTTACCTACTTGTACAACACCAATGTCATCAGGTCTTCCCTGTACAATGGCTCCATTACCTGCCTTAGCTAGGGTTTGGGGTTTTGTGGTAGAACTTGGGCTTACAACAAAGACAACTTTTGCAGCAGCTGAGCTACCTTCCACAAGTGCTTGAGATAAAGCTTCAAGGGATTTAAGATCTCCTATGTACTGACCAACTCTTCCTCTACCATAATCTTCTCCATCAACTGAATTAAACCTTAGTGGTATCCAAGGGTTGATATCTATAGGTGCTTTACCATGAGATTTCTCTAGCACATGTCCGTAGACTTCCTGATGCCAGATAAATCTATTGTTATCTCGTGTGATGTGGGTGTAAACATCGCACTCTTCTACATCTTTATCTTCATCAACTACACTATTAGTATATTCATCTGAAACTTCTGGAGGTAGTTGATCCTCTATTAGTTTCTTTGCAATTGTTTCTTTTGTAACTATTTCAATCACATTGCCGTTGCCATCTCGTTCTACGACGTAGCGATTCAACGGATACATCTTCAAATTATCCTTACCCATAAAGATCAATGCGTTACCAGCTACTACTAAATGTTGTAGTGCTTGGTGAACTACGACACGATCACTTGAAGCTGCAATAGCATCAAGTATCGTACGTTCAATCTTTGAAAATGATATGTCTAATTCTGATTTAATTTGTGGTCCAAATTCTTTACCAAGTTGACTCTCATCTACCTGTAGTTTGAAGAAGCTGGTTTGAACTGGTAGTAGAGCTAACATCAATTTCGATGCTAGAGTGACTACTCCTTTCGCTCCAACACTCTGCCATGGTGTAGGTAGATGACGCATACCTTTGGTATAGTCTTCATGACCACGTATTAAATAAGGAAGAGTTAGTTCCGCTGCTTTCTCCGCTTCGTCTAGAAACTGTGCTCGTTCTCCTGATAAATAGTCGTATCTAGATTTTGCTGTCATTGTTTTTTTAAATATTAAGTCCAGAGATTCTTAAACCTCCTCGGTTGAACATTCCTCTTGCATTTCTATAAGGTCTGAATGGTCTATTGACAGCTACACCAGCTCCAACACCACCATATCCTCCCCATCCGTAACCTTGTGTAGGAGTACCAGTAGTACCAGCAGTTCCTAAACCAAGTAATGTTCTTAATTCAACAAGGAATGCATCTAGTGAAGCGTTACCTGTACCTGTTGTACCAGTACCAACTGGTGGTAGACCCATAAGGGTTTCTCTTATTTCAGCTATACTTCCATATCCCTGCAGGAAATTACTTCCTGAAAGCATCGAATCTAGCCAATCTTCTGTAGGATTATCCCCATATCTCTCATGATATAGATTTATAAGATCAGTACGACGAGTGTATTCAGTACTATTTCTAATTGAAGTAAGTATATCAACTCTTGATTTACCTTGAATAAATTCTTGACTCCAATACTCAGAGCCTCCTACGTCAATATCTCTACCTAAATCATCAGAGTACACATCTTTTAACCAGCTACTAAATCCATCGGCAGTTGATAATCTGGTTTGAAGATCATCTACACCAGTGATACCTAGATTCCACTGATCTCCAGTTAATAAAGTATCTAACCAAGTCTCAGTAGGAGATACATTATATAATGAATCCCAAAGATTTTGTACACCTATTCTCTGTTGACTCTCTAGACTTCCTTGAATACCTGCTTGCACTTGAGCCAAGGTATGCTCACCAGTTCTCATCTTATCTAACCAATAGGTAGCACCTGTTGGGGAATTCCAATCTGGATCTCTACCTAAGAAACTTTGATATAAGTTAGCAATATCTTGTTTAGCTGCAGTTGCATCGAAGTTAGCAGCTCCAACAGTATTAGGATTTTGTAAGTTTTTGTACTCTTGACTACCTTCAATACCTGCAATGACATCACTCATCGAATGAGTACCATTTACTAAATGGTTAACCCAATACATACCATCCGTATCATCTGTTAAATTTGCAGTTCTATTTAGCATTCCCAAATAGATAGAATTAACTAGATCTTTAGCAGTATTTACATCAATACCACTAGAACTTGTACCTGTACCTGAATTCTTATATTCATCTGAAGCTTTAATACTGTTAATTATTTGATCTACAGAATGAGTACCATTAACCAAATGATCAACCCAATACATCCCATCATTAGCATTTGAGAAGTCAGCATCTCTATTCAACAAAGTTTTATAAAGACTATTAACTAAAGTCTGAGCATTCGATTGCTGATACTGCGGGTGTGTCCCAGTAGGAGTAGTTGGAGTAGTTGTCGGAGGAGTGGTAACAGGAGGTGTAGTTACCGGAGGTGTAGTTACCGGAGGAGTAGTTGTCGGAGGAGTAGTAACAGGAGGAGTCGTTACAGGAGGAGTCGTTACAGGAGGAGTAACAGGAGGAGTAACAGGAGGAGTAACAGGAGGAGT